TCGGACAAAACGCGGCCCACACCCGCAGACGCCGCTGCCGCCGAGCCAGTACCCACGCCCGCGGCGGCAGCGGACCACCCCGAGCCCGCAGCGCTGAAGGTGCGCGGCGAGCACGGCCCCGAGCTCATCGACCCGCCGTTCGGCGGCGTCGTGTTCTCGGCCGCTGGCGATGAGGAGGAGGGAGGTGAGGGGTCATCGCCTGGGAGCAGCTCATCAGCATCTACCGAGAAGCCGCCGACGAGCTCCGAGCCGAACGTGAAGACCCGCCGCAAGCCTGCCCGAATGACGGCGAGCCGCTCGAAGCAGGACCCGACGGAGTCCTCTTCTGCCGCTTCGACGGGTGGCGAGAAGACGGACGCATCGTCGGCTGCTGACACCAGCGGCGAGTAACCGCCGCGCTGTGACGCCATGAGGAGAGGAGGTGATGAAAGATGGCGCGCCCCTGGTACAGCACCCGTGAAGAGGTCAAAGCCGAGCTGGACGTGCGTGAGACCGCCCGGTCCAACGGGCGTATCGACCGTGCGATCGAGGCGGCGTGCGAGACGGTTGAGGGCTGCCTGCACCGGGTGTTCTATCCGCAGACCGACACGCGGTCTTTCGACTGGCCGAACTTGCAGTACGCCCGCCCGTGGCGGCTGTGGCTCGACGGCAACGAAGTCGTGTCCGTCACCTCGCTCACCTCCGGCGGCACGGCCATCGACAGCAGCGACTTCCTCCTGGAGCCCAACCAGTACGGGCCGCCGTACGACCGCATCGAAATCAACATCGGCACCTCAGCCGCATTCGGCGGCGGCAGCACCCACCAGCGCGACATCACCATCACGGGGGTGTTCGGCTACCGCAACGACGAGACCACCCTCGGCGCCACCACCGAGGCCCTCGACACATCCGAGACCAGCATCGACGTCGACGCCACCACCTCCGCCGCAGTAGGTATCGGCTCCCTGCTGCGCATCGGCTCCGAACGCGTCATCGTCACCGGCCGCACCCAACTCGACACCGGCCAAAACCTTGGTGGCAACCTCACCGCCGCCAACAACAACACTTCCGTCGCCGTGTCCGACGGCACCCTCTTCGCCGCCGACGAAGTCATCCTTATCGACGCCGAGAAGATGCGCATCGACGACATCGCCGGAAACACCCTGACCGTCACCCGCCCCTGGGACGGCACCACCCTCGCCGCCCACACCATCGGCGCCGACATCTACGCCCCCCGCACCCTCACCGTCACCCGCGGCGCGGCCGGCACGACGGCGGCCACCCATACCAGCAGCGCGACGGTGTACCGGTGGGACCCGCCGGCCGCCGTCCGCCAGTTGTGCCTCGCCGAAGCGCTCAACGACCTCCTCCAAGGGCGGGCCGGGTATGCGCGGACGGCCGGCGCCGGGGAGAACGAGCGGGAGCTGACCGGGCGCGGCCTGGAGGCGCTCCGCAAGCGCGTGTACGTCAGCCACGGCCGCAAAGCACGCACGAGGGCGGTGTAGGGATGCGACTTGACGTCTCCACCCGAACTGAAGGCCCCATGGTCGACGGCCGCGCCATGCGCGCCCTGAACGCCTACGTGGACCACCTCGAACGGCGCCTCGCGAGCGAAGGCCTGAACATCCTGCGCGGCGAGATGCACCGCGTGTTCCGCAACCCGACCGGGTACTACGAATCCCGCTGCAAGGTCATCGACGGCAACACGATCTCCGACTCGCGGGTGGTGTACGGGCCATGGCTGGCCGGCATCGGCAGCAGGAACTTCCCCGTGACGAAATTCAAGGGCTACGACCACTGGATCGTCACCCGCGACAAGCTCAACACCCGCAAGCGTGGCATCGGCGAACGCCTGCTGCGCCGCTACACGGGGCGGATGTGATGCGCCGTGACTGACCTCGACCTCCTCGCCTACCGTGCCGCGGCCATGTCGCACGCGCAGACTCTCGGCCTGTTCGGGCAAGTCCTGGGGCATCAGCCGGTGTCCGCGCCCGGTAACGGACTGTCCTACGCGGTGTGGGCGGGCCCGGTGCGCCCGCTCCCAGCCCGCTCCGGGCTGAACGTGGTGTCCGCGCGGCTGGAGCTCCGAGGGCAGGTCTTCTTTCCCGCGGACACGGAACCGATGGACGACGTCGACGTGATGGTGACGGGCGCGGTGTCGAAGCTGATGGGCGCCTACTGCGGCGACTTCACCCTCGGCGACCTCGTCGCGAACATCGACTTGCTCGGCGCGCACGGCACACCCCTGAGCGCAGACATGGGCTACACGACCTTCCCGGGCGGCACCACCTACCGGGTGGCCACGCTCACCATTCCCCTGATCGTGAACAACGCATGGAACGAGGTGGCGTAGATGACTGTGAGCAGCGGCCTCGGCCAAAACTTCTACTACGGCGGCTACGACCTGTCCGGAGACACCGGATCCGCCAACGACCTCGGCGGCGGCGTCGTCGGCACCCAAGACGTCACCCCCATCAACAAGCACGCCTTCAAACGGATCGGACTGCTACGCGACGGCCGCATCTCCTGGACCAGCTTCTTCAACAAGTCCCCCGGACAGGCGCACGAACGTCTCGGTGAACTGCCCACCGCGGACCGGCACCTGATGTGGACCACCGGCACCACCCTCGGCGCGCCGGCCGCGTGCCTCGTCGGTAAGCAGATCAACTACGACCCGTCACGGCCGCAGGACGGCTCCCTGACGATCGCGGTGAACGCGCAGGGCAACGCCTACGGCCTGGAGTGGGGCGACCTCCTCACGGCGGGGCAGCGCACCGACACCGCGGCCACCAACGGCACCGGCGTGGAGTTCGGCTACGACGGCGAAGACTTCGTGCTGCTCCCGGGCGCGTCCGGCGACTACGTGTCCACCCCGGACGCGGCCGCCCTGGACATCGTCGGCGACCTCGACATTCGGGCCCGGGTCGCGTTGGACGATTGGACGCCGGCGGCGGAGTCGACGCTGATTGCGAAGTACACGGCGACGGGGAACCAGCGCTCGTATGCGCTGGCGGTGACGTCGGGCGGGAACTTGATCCTGCGCTGGTCGGAGGATGGTACGGCGGAGTCGTCGGAGACGTCGTCGGCTGCGGTGTCTGCGTCGGCTGGGGAGACGGTGTGGGTGCGGGCCACCCTCGATGTCGACAACGGCTCCTCGGATGCGGCGGTGAACTTCTACACCTCCGATGACGGGACGACGTGGACGGCGTTGGGTACGGAGCAGTTGGTCGGCGCGACCACCAGCGTTTTCGCGTCGACGGCGGTGCTGGAGATCGGCGCGCAGACCGGCGGCACAGTGAACCGGCTGGCGGGCAAGTTCTTTCAGGGCTCTGTTCTCGACGGGATCGGTGGGACGTCGGTGGCCGCGCCGGTCGCGTCGGCCTCCTCGGATGGGGTGACGGATGCGACACCTTTGACGTGGACGGTCAACGGCAACGCGTACGTCTCCTCGCACACTACGCATGGCCTGCAGGCCTATCTGCAGGTGTTCTCATTCGCGGGCACGGACGTGACGGTGAAGCTGCAGCACTCCCACGACAACGGGTCAGCGGACGCGTTCGCGGACATCACCGGGGGCGGGTTCACGCAGATTACGGCCGGGCCGGCGGTGGAGCGGATCGCGGTTGCTGCGGGGACGGAGATCCGCCGCTATGTGCGGGCGGTGACGACGACGTCGGGCGGCTTCACGTCGCTGGTGTTCGCGGTCGCGGTGAACGTCAACCTGACCGAGACCAGTTTCTGAGCAGGGGGGGTGGGTGTGATGGGTGAGCCGTTTCGGCCGAACGATCCGCTGATGCCGGTGCAGGCGTATCAGACGTGGTCGGTGAAGTCCCGCCCGGACCGGGCCGTGAAGACGGTGTGTGAGCGGGTGGGCTGCGCGGCGTGGCGTGAGGGCTGGGAGTCCGTGATCGACGAGTCCACCGATCTGGGGCGGACGCAGGCAGCGTGGATCCGCACACGGTCGCGGCGCACGTTCCGGGAGCAGAAGACCGCGGCGGGTTTGACGGTGTTCCGGTTCGAGTCCGGGCAGCGCTGTTTCGCCGAGCACCAGACGATCCCGGAGAAGTACGTGGTGCGGGGCGGGGACTACCGGGGTGTGGTGGGCCCGCTGCGGGTGCATAAGCGGCCGTCGGAGTGGGTGGAGCACGTGCAGGAGCACATGGGGCGCCTGCTGGACGAGCGGGCAAAGGGCTGACTTCGCCGCCGCATAGGCGACGCAAAACGAAAGGGAAACGGACATGGCGGTCGAAAGCGGACTCGGGTGGACGACGCTCAACTTGGACGATTCGGGCGGCTCCGCCCGAGACATCCGCACCAGCCTTTTCAACCTCGACTGGACAATGCCGCGCGGCGTCCAGGACATCACCTCCATCGCCGACAGCGCGATGCGCCGCCTGCTGCTCCTCGCCGACTTCTCCGGCACGCTCGCGGGCGGCTTCGACGACGAGGCGAACAAGGCGCACGCGGTGCTGAAGACGGTCAGCTCGACGTCGGTGAACCGGACGATGGGCATCGTCATCTCCGGCCAGACCCTGAACAACGAGGTCATCGTCACCGACTACGCGCTCACCCGCGCGCAGTCCGGCGAGTTCACCTTCAGCTCCCCGTTCTCCCTGGCGGATGGCACCGTCCCCACCTGGTCTTGATCAACTTCTACCTCTGATAGGAGGTGCAGCCGTGGGATTCCGCGAGCCCAGCACCATCAAGCTCGTCTTCGAACCCGGAGACGAATACCACGGCCTCGAAGTCAGCGTGCGCAGCATGTGCATCGCCGCGTGGCTGCAGTCCTCCGGCCTCGATGGCGGCGAAGGCGACGGAGCTGCCGCCACGATCAAGCGCTTCTATGAGCACCTCGTCTCCTGGAACCTCGAAGACGAGAAAGGCCAGCCCGTCCCCGTCGCCGACGCCCCCAATCGCGACTCCCGCATGATCATCCGCCTCAGTAACGCGTGGATGGACGCACTCACGGGGGTCCACCGCGCTGACCCTTTGCCCGAGCCCTCCAGCTCTGGCGAGACCTCCCCGGAGCCACCCATTCCGATGGCACCACTGTCTGTGAGCCAAGCCAGCTGATCTTCGCGCGGCAAGTCCTCGGCCTACTCCGCAAGTTCCCCGGCTACACCCTCACCACCCTCCTCGAAGAAGACACGCTCCTGCTGCGCCTGCTCAGCATCGAACGCCTCGGCACACCCGACGACCCCAACACCACGGAAGGAGGTGACCAAGAGTGGCCGGAGACGACGTAACGATCACTATCCGGGCGAACAACGGTGATGCGATCCGCGCGTTCCGCGATACCGAAGGCCGCCTCCGCGACATGCGCGGCCGATTCGTCTCCGAGTCGTCGATCATGTCCGGGTCTATGCGGAAGCTGTCGGGCTCCATCGGCTCCCTGATCCCCGTCGCCACGGCGGCGGTCCCTCTCGCTGCGGCCTTGGGCGTGGCAACGCTGAAGGCGGGCGGCGCGGCGGCGGGTGCTGGGTTGGCGGTGGGGGCGTTCGGTGCGGCGGTGGCCGGGCAGGTGGGCGCGCTGTCGGATGCGTCGAAGGCGCAGGACAAGCACACCGACGCGGTCACCCAGTACGGGCGCGGGTCGAAGCAGGCGGCGGAGGCGCAGCGCGCGCTGTCGGCCACGCTGTCGTCGATGCCTGCCGCGACGGCCCGCGCGGCGGTGGCCGTGTCCACGCTGAAGGACGGCTTCCACGCGTGGTCGGATGAGCTGGCCTCCTTCACGATGACGCCGGTGGAGAAGTCGGTCACGCTGGTGAGTCAGCTGCTGCCGAAACTCACACCGATGGCGAAGGGCGCCTCCGCCGAACTCGACCGACTCGTCACCGTCGCAGGCGGGGCGATGGCCACCCCCGGCTTCGACGCCCTCGCCGACAAGGTGTCAACGTTCGCGAACTCCGCGCTGAAGGACGCCGTCGACGGCGCCATCCACTTCACGCGCGCCCTCTCGGAGGGGCAGACTGGCGGCCCGATCCAAACGTTCATGGAGTACGCCGAGAAGAACGGGCCCGCCCTCCGCGAAACCCTCACCAACGTCGGCGACGCCGTCACCACGCTCGTGCAGGCCTCCGCCGAAGCCGGCCCGGGCATGCTGACCCTGGTGAACGCCGGGCTGAAGCTGGTGGCTGCGATGCCGCCCGAGCTCGTCGCCACACTGCTGCAGACCGCAGTCGCCTTGAAGGCGGTCAAGCTCGCCGGGGCCGGCGTGTCCGCGATCGCGGGCGGCATCGAGACGCTCGGCGCGAGGATCGCCGCACTGAGGGCGGCCTCGGCGGCGGCGGGCGGCGGCATGGCCGGGCTCGCCGCAGCGTTTGGCACCCTCGGGAAGGCGGCGAAGGCATCAATCGTCGTCGCCGGTATCGGCGCCCTGGTGTACGCCGTGTCCAAGCTGTCGGACATCGGGGAGAAGGCCCCACCGAACGTGGACCGGCTGACCACCTCGCTCGGGAAGCTGGGCGCATCCGGCAAGGTGACCGGGGAGGCGGCCAAGGCGTTCGGTGAGGACTTCGGGAAGCTCCGGGATCAGATCAACAAGGTCATCGACCCCAGCGTGGTGGAGTCCATCAACAACTGGGGCGCGGACGTCTCGAACGGCATCCTCGACGCTGGTGACGCCACCGAAGAGTTCAACAAGAGCATGGACTCCATCGACCAGTCGCTAACGGACCTGGTGAAGGGCGGCAAGGCGGACCTGGCCAAGGCTGCTCTCAGCGAGATGCTGAAGGGCATGAGCCCGGAGCAGGCGGAGAAGTTTCGGAGCGGGCTGGACGGCTACACGGCGGCGGTCGAGGATCTGAGGTTTGAGCAGGAGTATGCCGCGAAGTCGACGGGTGTGTTCGGTGTTGCGGCGCTGGAGACGTCGGGGAAGCTGCAGGCGCAGAAGAACGCCGCCGACGGGCTCCGCGCGAGCATCCTCGCCCTGAACGACGCCAACCGCAGTGCGTACGACGCGCAGATCCAGTACGAGGCCGCCGTCGATGACCTGACCGCGAGCTTCAAGGAGAACGGCGCCACCCTCGACCTGAACACTGAGAAGGGCCGCGCGAACGGCGAGGCCATGTCGCAGGCGGCGAAGGCGCAAGACGAGTTCATCGCGGCCGGGGTGGCGGCCGGGGATTCCCTCGGCAGCATGACGAAGAAGTCGTCCGAGCTGCGCGGCGAGATGCTGAAGCTCGCGACGGAAGCATTCGACGGAAACAAGAAGAAGGCCACCGACTACGTCAACACCCTCCTGGGCGCCCCGTCCAAGATCACAACGCTGGTGAAGCTGGAACGTGAGGAAGCAGTCACCGGCCTGAAGGAAGTACAGGCGGAGCTGCAGAAGACCCCGAACGCGAAGTCCATCACCGTCTCCACGCTGAACGGCGCCGCGATCAAGGCCCTGGAAGCGGTCGGCCTGAAGACGAAGCAGTTGGCGGATGGGCACACGCAGGTCTTCACGAAGAACGGCCAGGCCCTCGGCAGCATCGACGCAGTCCGGCGGGCACTGTCCAACCTGAACGGCCGCAAGGCCACCACGTGGACATACCACAACGTCAAGACCACCCACATCAACGAGACGATCTACCGCACCAAAGGGTCGCTGCACGACGTGGTGGGCGCAACGGGCGGCATGTTCACCGGCAAGGCGTTCCGGTACGCCGACGGCGGCATGGTGCAAGGCCCCGGCACCGGCACCAGTGATGACGTGTTCGCGCCGTGGCTGTCCAACGGCGAGTTCGTCATCAAGGAAGCCTCGGTCCGCAAGTACGGCGAGAAGTTCCTCCAGGCCCTCAACGACGGCCGGGTCCAGATGCCCCGCTTCGCGAAGGGCGGCAAGGTCAGCAAGGCGGAAGCACAGGCCCGCAGGGACGCCACCGGCGACCTGACGATCTCCCGCTTCGGGCACATCGCCGGATACCAGCGCTCTGAATTCCGGTCCGCCCTGGCGAAGCCCGACAGTGTCGGCTCGTTGGTGGACTCGCTGAACCACTGGGCATCCGTGATCAAGAAGGCCACCCACGGCGGCGTTGAGAAGAGCCTGCTGAAGTCCCTCGACTCCGCGGGGAAGAAGCTCCTGTCGTGGGAGAAGCAACTCGGTTCGGTCACCAAGAGTTTGGAGAAGGCGAAGGACAAGCTCAACTCGCTGAAGGATGCCGCCTCTCAGCTGGCCGGGAACGTGAAGTCGGGGATCCTGTCCGGCGCCAACATCACCAGGTCGGCCGGGG